TACACCTGGAAATAGATCGCTCGTATTATTGTTTTTGGTTAGATTATACGCATCTGAGCTATTTACTGCCCTTCTTATAACCGTGTTGCCTATACCGTAGGTTGAGTTTGGCCCTCCTGGATAGTCAAATAGTATTAGATTCCTTGGAGATATCCCTAAAATTACTGCGTTAGGGTCTAAGTTTGTGTATTGATTCCCCGAAATTGTAGAAGATAGCTTGCTACTTTGTAGTAGTAACAAACGATTAATCTTAGATACGTCGCCTAAATACAATTGTTGCCCAACTACTTGTGTATAGTATTGAGCATTTGTGTCAAAAGGTATCCTGCCAGTTCTTTCTATGTGTACGCCAGTTCCAGATGATAAAACTTGGGCTAGCATATTCTTTCCTCTATTGTAGACTTGATTGTTTCCTCCAGCTCCAGTAAAACTAGTTAATGATGACAAATTTACGTTAGATCCAAACGCATTGAGTATGCTATTAAAAGTACGACCTAGTATATTATTGAATGTGCTTAGCACAGCGCTATTGTCTGCGTTTCCTGTCTCAATCAAAGGATTAGATCTTTGAAGACCGACTTGCTTTTCTATGAAGGCTCTACCTCTATTTGGATCGCTTAGAAATTTTCCTATTCTGACTCTGTCTATCTGTCCATTTAAAGTAGACATATCAAAACCAGACCCAATTAAACTACCTCCTCTAATCGGGTAATCTAAATTCGTATTGTTATTTTGCCAAAAATCAGTGATTAGTGGAGTAGCCTTATCATCAGGTATAGGAAAAGTTTGATAAGGTTGCCCAGAATTTCCTCCACCTATCCTATCATGACCAAATTTAAGGTCTTTTAAAGATGTTTTTAAGTCGATTAATTTTGGCATTTAATTAGTTATTATTTAGTGAATTATTTATTGGTGTCCGCCCGTACTAAATGGAGTTTTATCTACAGTAGGAGTGTAACTTTGATTAACTACATTAGTTACAACTTTACCATTTATTTGATCTATGTTGTTTACTACTTTAAAACTAAAGCCAGCCGAAGAACTATTTGCAGGTTGATTTTGAGGTGCTGCTACACTAGGCATATAAGCTTCTGACTTTGCTTTATTATTTGATATTGATTCAACTGCTCCAAAATTTCCTCCTGCGGCTATACTAGAGTTTTCAAGAGAACTCCCTAGATTAGAAACGGTATCTATTAAATCTTTATCTATATTAATGAAATAGTTCAAGAATTTCATTATCCCTCCAATCACTGTACCAGTAACATTCAATACGGTCGAAAAGAATCCCTGTATTTTGCTTATTAAACTAGTTATATTTTCTGGCTTTGATAAAAAATTCATCGCTCTATCTATTAGTTGACTAACTCCGCTATTAGCTATTATGTCTACGAAGCCCTGCTTAATTTTGTCCATAAAACCAGCTATCTTCTCTTGCGCACTAGCATTTAAGATAGCGTTAGTAGTATCTTCTCCTAAAGCTGCTGACATTTCTTTTTGAGTACCGTATTTGGCCAAAGCCAACTGGTACTGCTTTTGAGCATTGTCTGTGTCTTTGGCACCGATCTTAGACATGTACTCTTGCTTCTTTAACATATCTCCAAGTTGATCTCTTGACATTCCAAAAGCTTTCGCCATTGATTCAGCTTGAATTCTATTCAGCTTTAAGAAATCTGCCGAACTTCCTACTTGACTAGTAATTTCTTGTGCAGCGCCAGCCAAATCGTTATTTAGAAACAATTCTCTAGCTTTGGATAAATTAATATCTTTACCGGTTAGTAATTGAGCTTCAAATTCATTAGATATACTAGATTCGAAATCCAAGAAAGAGCTGGCCATAGAATCTAACTGTTTTAAATCTAGACCCATGGCTTTGATAGCTATTAAGCTTTTAGTTAAATTTGCGGGATACTTAGCAAAAGATAATCCTAGATAACCTCCTAGATTGGAAGCTTCTTTAAGTACACCTTTTTGATCTAACTGAATGCCTGTTGCTTGCTTAAGCCCTTTGACTTGAGCGAACACAGAATTCATTATGTCCTGTTGATTTTTACCCAAGATAACCGAAGACTCTACTAGAGATCCTCGAGTTTCGAGATCTAGCCCTGCTATCTCTTTTAAGTGAATATCAGTCTGTAATCTATCGTTAGATAATGTATTTAAAACGCCTAATTGGCCTCCTAGCTCTATTTGATTTTCAAACAGCTTTTGACTGTTTACAAGAGAATCATTGATAGAGTTGGAAAATCTACTAAAAGAATTGTTTAAGGCCAATGACTCTGCCGCGCTAAGACCAAGCTCGCGTCCCATCTTTTGCGCTTTACTAGAAGCGCTGATAGTCAAATCGACAAAGGCTACTACTGTATCAAACATTCCACCTACAAGAGGAATATTTTTAAGAAGCCCGGAAACTCCGCTGGTCATTTTTTGAATCACGTCTGAATCAGATAGCGAAGACATCACGCTTGTGGTAGCGCTCGCTATCTTTTCAGCACCTTTGGCTGCTAATTTCGTAGACCCAACTACAACAGCTGTCGCTATTATTGCATTCTTGGTCCAAGATTCTCCCTTTCTAGCCTCTTCGATCACTTGAGCATTTAAATCTTTAAATAGACCTAATTTGCTCGCGCTTAAATTTAAGATCTTGCCAGTGATTCCCATGGCTTTCTCCAGCTCTTTCTCTTGAGCAACTCTCTCTTTCATAGATTCAACCTCTTCTTTGGCTTTATTAACTGCCACTATAGAAGTTTTATAAGATTGATACTCAAGATCGTTTTGTAAGGTGGATAAGTATTTTTTTGCCTTTTTTAATTGCTGACCTTCTAATTCTTTATTATTTATTTTCTGTTGCAGTAATAACTCTGCATTTAAATCTTTATTAAACTGTTTTAAGTTACTTCCAAATGATTTTTCGTACTCTGCTAATTCTCTAGCAGCTTTATTCTGCTGTTGCTTTGTCTTGGCTAATTCCCTTTCTAATTTATTAGTATTAATAGTAGCTTTGTCCATAGCAGCAACCCTATCTGCAATCATATCGTAAGACCGATTCATGTCTTTTAATAGATTGATAGATTCTTTTAACCCTTCATTTTGCGCACGTGTAGCTGACGTAAAAGATTTAAGGGTAGAGATCGCGTCGTTTAAATTGCCGCCAATAGCCTCTTTTGGATTTTTATCTGCCATTTACTTAGTTTCTTAGATATAAATATCAAGCCTCTCCTATTTCTTCTGCTTAACTTTAGATATATAAGAAGGTTCTTTTTGGCTTATTTTATTTACTGACTCTGGTATTTTGATCGATTTTAAATCTGACTTCTCTGTCAAAGTTTCTTTTTGTTTATCTTTATACTCAGCTACTTTCTCTAGGTACTCGTTAATCTTTTTAAGATTGAAACGTCTATGCGTAATTGGCATGTTCCACACTTCAGAGTAACTAAAACCTCCGCCTCCGTGATAAACCAATTCAAAGATTTCAGTCATAAAGATCGGTCTATACTCTGGTCCTGGAAATAGTGGGCAGTGTTTATATTTTTCCATATGATCTCTATATTGAGTATTTCACTGATGTCTTTTTTAATCTGCTAATCCAGGAAAAAAGAACTCTGATGTCATTGGTACATCTATTTTCAACTCTGTGCCGTCTTTAAACGTAACTGTTGTTGACATATCGATATCTGGAGTAGTGGAATTCATGTACTGTCTCAAAGGATTTGAATCTCTAGCTAATAGAGCTCCTGAATCAATAAAGTCAATAATTGATTTTTGCGTCCTGTCTCCATTGATAGAAGTAATTTGATACTTCAATCTTTCGCTAGCTCCAGGTTCGTAGCCTAAGATCTTTTTAATTGATTTGATATCGTCGTCTATTTTTTTATCATCTGCGACCGTAAGGATCTTAAATGTAACTACGTTTTTACTAAATGGTAGTTCGTAAGTGACTTCTCCGTTTTTAAACACAGAAAAATCCACTTCTTTATACTTTAGCGTTTGTAAATCCACCGTAATTTCTTCAGATTCCCCCGTGGTTGGATTAGTAATTTTTAGAGCGTAATCTTTACCGTAACCAAGAATTCTAGCTGCGACCAAAAGCGCGTTACGGTCTCCTAGGGTTAAATCCTCGTAAGCTATTGGAGATTTGATAATAGACTTAAGCATCTTCTCAATAGCGATGCCCTGACGTAACAGGTTCACATTGGTGAGTATATCCTCCTCTTTTGCAGTCATATACTTTAATTCAACATTACCTGCCGATAGAGGATTTGTTGTAGGATATAATAAGCCTTTACTTGGTAGATCTACCATTTCTGTTGGTACTGTAAACTTTGATTCTGACATAAATTGTTTGTTTTAGTATAAATATACGTATATAGGATTTTTATTCGTAGTATATTTTATGGGTTTGAAGAAAGTCTAGAACATAAAAAAAACCTCCTTAAGAGAGGTTTTATGAAATTAAAAATTAAGCTCAGTAAATGTTCTAGTAGTTCAATTCTGCAAAATCGAGTCCTAAAGTTAGCGACAACATAGTAGGATCTGCTGTTGCCCAATCGTAAGAACCAAAGCTAGCTTCTTTGATAAAAGCACCTTTGATAACCCACTCAGAAACTATGTCTCCAACCGGGCCCAAAATAGCTAAACTGCAATCTTTCTTGTAGAAGTCAGAATAACCATCACGACCAGTCACTGACTCATGATGTAATCTTACCCATTCCATTACAGCTTGTTGACCTGATGGGGATATTGGACTATATAATTCTAATGCGATGTCCTTCCACTCTGCTTTACCTTTTAACTTACGATAAACGTTAATGTGTTCTATTTTAATCTCGCCTAAAGTAACTCCAGGAGCGTCAGCTTTTTTGATCAAATATGAAGGGATACCGTCTATGTAGAATACAAAGCGATTTTGAACCATTGGTTCGAAGCTTGTAAACATTATTTCCGATGGATCCAGAATTGGCATATTATTTTAGTTTAATTGTTCTTATTTTGTATAAATATCTAAGATATAATTATTTAGAACCTTTGAAAGCAGATGGTTTAAGCTTTTTGTGCATTAAAGCAACGTCTGCCTTTTCGTCAGGGTGTTTGCTTCCTGATGCTTTTAACGCAGATGGCGCTACTAACTTCTTGATCAATTTTGTATCTTCTGCAGTATCGTCGTTCTCTCCTTTTGTTTTTTTCTTTTTAGCTTCGTCTATCCCTTTGGCTTTGTTTATAGTAGCAGCTGCTTGTGAACCTACTACATCGTAAGCTTTGATGAATCCTTTCATGCCTTTAAGATTATTCTCTTTCATGTACTTAAAGATATTTTTTACGATTACGCTAGATACGCCTAAAAATGTAGCTAGACCGTAAGCAATGATTCCTAAGTTTGCAAAATCTACTGCTTCGTTAATCCCTTTGGCTTTGTTTATAGTACTTGATGCTTCGCCACCAACAACATTATAAGCTTTAATAAAGCCTTTAATACCAGTAAGATTATTTTCTTTCATGTATTTAAACATGTTCTTTACAATCATAGTAGAAAGACCTAAAAATGTAGCTAGACCGTAAGCAATGATTCCTAAGTTTGCAACGTCTGTAGCTTCTTCCATTTTCTTCTTCTTTTCAGATAATCTGTAAGTATCTTTATAGACGTCTCTATTAGGGTATAAAGAAGCTGTTCTAGAACCTCCTGTATTAGGGCTATTGGGTTGAGGATATGCGTCACCGAATTCGTCTTCTGATTCTTTGATTTTCTTCTTCTTTGTTTCACCTAAAGACTTCTTAGTGCTTACTTTATCTGTATAAGCGTCGTCCTTAACAAAAGCCTTGCCTTTGTGAGCTTTGCCGGTTTTTGTAGGCTCTTTATCTGCGTATCCTTTACCAGCCTTTGGAGTTTTTTCTTCTTTATCGTAGTCGTCTTCTTTGGTGTATTTTTTGCCTTTGTGGCCGCCTTTGTGCTCTTTGTCTTCTGCTTCTAATAAAGCTTTTCTAAGAGCCGATTCGTACAAAGCTTTGGGAACTTTTATTCTAATTAACGTGCTATTTTTCATTATAGTGATTTGTTATAGTTTATTACTGTGCAAATGTTGTACCGGTTGGCAATATGTTAAAATCCAATTGAATAAATTCAGCTACTCTAGTTGGCTGTAAATAAATACTACCTACTAAGATATTCCTATCTATTTGATCTGGAGTATTATTTGTGCTATCCATAATTACTTGGAACGCATACAAACCTTGTCTTTGTTGCACTGATTCTAAGTAAGGATTGACAGCATTCAAAAATTTATTATAGGTAACTTGAGTATTTGGTTCGAATATCAAAGTCTGACCAATTTGTCTGATATATCTCTTTAATGAAATCAATAGTCGTCTTACGTTCACTCTGTCTAAAGCTGTTGCTTTGGCTTGTAAAGTTTTTTGACCATAGATAACAGTACCAACTCCAGAGAAAGTTGCAATAGGGTTAACCTTTGCAGCGTATAAGTTATTTCTATCCGTTAAAGACAATCTTCTCTCTGGTTGTAAAGCAGTAGATAAACCTCCTCTATTTAAACCTGCTGGAGCGAACCATTCTGCAGATATTCTGTCGTTGTATTCGTATACAGCTGGGACTAGAACTGAAGCTGGGATGAAGTTCATTCTTCCTGTCTCTGCAGATCTAATTTGTATCCATGGCCAATAAGTAGCTCCGTAAGAGTTATCGAAGCTTGTAGCTGCGCTAGTCACAGTCGATAAGTTTGCGTTATATCCTACTAAGTCTACAACTGAAATGTTGTCCCCTCTTGTACTCGATAAGTTTAATAAACTGTTTATTTCTGTAGGAGCATTTTGGTTAGTCAATCCAGGAGCGTATATAACGTTAAAATCGTACTGATCTTGGTTACCCAATAGACTAATAGCTATATCGTAATCAGGACCATATATACCTTGAATATTAGTTGACGGAGTAACGTACGCTGAAGTTACGCTAGGTATATTTTCAAACATGTTCAATGCAGCTTGGCCGTAAGATCCCCAATAAGGACCGGTTGCTCCACCGAATCCACCGTTATAAGAACCCGAACCAATTTGCGGCAAAGAGCTAGTGTACTGATTCTTAGGTTTACCAGTTTGATCGAAGTAGTTAGGAGTAGTACTAACAGACGCAACATATACATACTTAGACTTGCTAGAGTAGCTACCAGTATTTTGCAAGTAGTAACCTCCCGTAGATGGATCTTGAGTCAGTGTCTGATATTGATCTCCGATTACATAAGAAATGAAATTATTTTGGTTTGGATCCAAAGATAAGTTAGACCAGCTTTCTAATACGTTCTTGTTATTCTCGTAATCGTCACCTCGTCTAATGTTTAAAGTAAATGTTCCAGAGCCACTGTTGCTTGTAACTATCTCCCATCTAATGTTAGCAGCAGAACCAGAAGGTAAAGCGCTCGTACTTAAAGATGAAGTAGCGTTATTCATGATTGTACCAACTGAAAGCGTATTCAATTGGAACGCAGTAGGGCCGATCGTAGAAGCTATACTTGCCGTAGCTACAGTATAAGAACCAGATGCAACTCTTGTCACTAACAAAGAAGATCCACCTTGGTTAAAGTAGTTTAAAGCCGCAATACTAGTTAAATACTCTAATGTAACACCTCCTGAAACGAAAGTAGAACCGAATATTTGCTTGTATTGTGAATAAGAAGTTACTAGAGTTGGGTTGTTTACAGGTCCTAATACTGTTGGACCTACTATAGCTGCACCTGCAGTTATAGGTCCGGCTGTTATTTGTGTTTGGTCGTTCTCGTTCAAGAAAACGCCTGGACTAATGAGTGTTTCGGCCATTTAATATTATTTTTTAGCTATCAATAAATATAGACCTATTTAGTAAAACACTTTATTGAAATTCGCCCGTATTAATATTTATCGACACTGTGCCGTAAGTATTTCTTAGCTGTTCGAAGAAGTCAAACTCTCGCGTTCTGATCTCTTTTATTTTAGAAGTTAAGTCTTCTATTTGTAGTTCTAGGATCGTCTTTTGGTAATTCAATTCTCCTAGAGCAGAAGCCACTTCTACGGCGTCTTGTTTTAAAAGGTTTAATTTAGCTAATTCTAGATCTGTGATTTTCTTGATCTCTGACATAGATTGATCTCTTGTGATAGTGAAAAAATAAAGCCCACCAAATACATCAGTGGGCTTGTGAAGTCTTTATTAATCCTCGGCCTTTACTAACTTAAAGAAAGTAGTTAGAGCGTTGTCGGATTTTACATCTTCAAAGTCAGATAATTTGAAGTCTTTGTGCTCTATTTCCTTTTCTTCGTTCAAAAAGGCATTCCATTCATTTTGGAATTCCAAGAATTTAGGATTAATATCTCCGCTTACTGGTTTTCCATCTGCATCGTTAACCACATTGATAAATTGAGGAATAGAAACGTTTCCTTGATCGTCTTGCTCTCCGTATTTTTTAATTAGATCTTTCTTAATAGCTTCGCAGGCTTCCTTTTCGGTTGTTGCCTTCTTTGATAGATCTTGCAACCAATACTTCAAATTAACTTTTAATCTTTCTAACAATAATCCAGTAGAAATTTGTTGCCCGTTTTTTTGATCGATAACCCCGTTTAATTCAGCCTCTAAATTATAGAATTCGTAAAGCTTTAATGTACTTTTTACCATATATTATTTGTTTTTATTTTGTTTTAGTCACCTTTGCTTTCACTTGCGCTACTTCGTCCTTTACTTTTTTTGTAGTTTTTTTAACAGACTCTAGTACTTCTTTCGTATCTTCTTTCTCGATAGTTTCCGCTTCGGTAATAATAGCCTCTGCTTGTTTTGTAGTGTCTTCTACTACAGTAGTGACTTGCTCGATTTTGGATTCGACAGTAGATTTAACTTTGCCTTCGAAAGCTTCGATCTTTGATTTGTACTTAGAATAAACTGTAGCGCCGATTAAAATTACAAGCGCAATAATAATAATGATAATCATAAAGTGTGTTGTTTTGTTGTTTTATGTTTATAAATATACGTAAACTAAACCAAATTATTGTTTTAATCTTTTTTGTATAATATAACTTATCCTACGATGTCCAAATTTGATTTAGGAGCTCATGGTCTAGACCTTATGAATGGCTATGATATGTATCGTTATAGCAATTATAGATCGATGGATGAGCTCTAGTAAGTCACCCCGAACTGTTCTTGACTAGCCTTATACAGTCTTCCTGAGGTATCTGCTGACTGTAACTCTAAAGCTTTGTTTACGCAATCATCGTAAAGATCAAATTCGTAGATTGGGTCGTCTGGGTTTAATCTAGCTACCCATATTTGGTCTGAGTCGGTCAGGAACGTTTTTAACACTATGTATTTCATACTACATGATTTAGATTATTGTCTCTTGTAAAAAGATTCGAATATTGTTCCCCATACAAAGCTCAACAATACTGTGTAGATTGCTCTAGCCAAAATTGGGTGTGACGTTAAAAACAAAATAGGTAAATTAATCGCCACCAAAACGCAAAGAGTAAATATGAGTAGACCTTTCAAATAATGCCATGCATCTACGTACATAGCTGGCTTATTGATCTTAAACAGACCAAGAATTGACCATTGAACCTTGTTGCTGTTTGGCTTTGAAGAGTCTTTTGTGCCGTCTATGTAAGCGTTTCTCCAGCTCTCTCCAGTGCTGTTGAACCAAAAATCTGCCTGTTGCTGAGTCTTGAAGATCTTCAGTCTAACTAACAGTTTAGCTATCTTAGGGTAGATGGTAGCATTATAAAGCGACCATTTGTCTTTAACAGTATCCATCTGAGAGTTGAATAACGGTAGTAAACAAAATAGGATTATCGTTAACACAGATTTAGATTTTAGGGGTTGATTAAATTAGGCGTATAATTACCAGTAATTATGCAGTCTACTGCTGGTGAAGCTGCTATAGCTTCGATAGCTGCCATATCGTCAGCTCCCCAATTTTGAGGCGTAG